AAAACAACTAAAAAAAACAAAGTAAAATGTCACTAAAAAAGTACATTCAGACAAAGTTCGACTACGATGTATCAGGATTGGCAGCGTATGTTGACGAGCAAAGAGAAGATCTTATCACAAGATCAGTTACTGAGGCTAAGACCTTAGGATATATCACAATTCAAGAAGGGATCAAAGGATCTCAAGAGATCAAGTTGATGGATGATTCTATCGTTTATCAAGCTGGTGATTGTGCGATGACTCCATCAGGAGATACAGTTTTCACTGATCGTGCTATTGCTGTTGAGACTCTTGGATATATGAAGTCATTCTGTCAGAAGGATCTTGCAGGATTCTGGACTCAGTTAGCTCTTAGACCAGGAGCATCTGCTGAGGATAAGTCACTTCCTTTTGAAGCTCAGATCACTAACTATCTATTGAGCCTTCATGCTCTTGAATTAGATAAGTTGATCTGGAGAGGAAATAAAGCAACAGGTACAAACAACCTTCAGTGGATGGATGGATTCTCAACTATCTTGACAGTTGCTGCGGGATGTGTTGATTTGAATGCTTCTGCTGTTGCAGCTATCGATTCAACGAATGCATATGATGTATTCTATGAGGCTTTCACTACAACTCCTGAGAATGTTGCTGAAGCTGGAGATTTCGTATGCTTCACTGGTCGTGAGAACTTCAACTACTTGATGAAGAATCTTGTTGACTTGAATTTCTTCCACTATTCTCCTGCACAGATCGCTACTATGGATGAAGTGATCGTACCAGGAACTGATATGAGAGTAGTAAAGGTTGCAGGATTGAATACAACTGATTTGATCTACACAGGAAAAGCATCTCACTTCGTATTTGGAACAGATCTTTCTTCTGACTTTGATAACTATGATCTATGGTATTCTCAGGATGATGATGTGATCTATGTACGTTCTAAGTTCAGAGCAGGTGTACAGGTACCATTCTTGAATCAGATCGGTGTTTGGACTGGAGCATAATAATTGAATCATAAACTCAGGGAGGTCTTAGGATCTCCCTTTTAAAAAAATAAAAAGAAATGGCTCTTTGTAACATGACAACGGGATACAATGACAGAACTTGTACCAATGGAAAAGGTGGTATCAAGTCAGTTTTGTTCTTCCCTGTAGGAAATATCTCCTCATCTACTATCACAGCAAATGAGGTGACTGCTTTAACTGTAACAGGAGAAGTATTCCTGTACAAATTAAAGTCTAATCTGTCAAGCTACACTGCACCAGTTCGAGTGAACAAAGAAAATGGAACACTTTGGTATGAGCAAACATTGAATATGATCCTTGCATCAGATTCAAAAGAGCTTAGATCAGAGATCCACTTGTTAGCTCAGAATGAAGTGTGTGCAATCGTAGAAAAAGCAGACGGTACTTATGTGGCTCTTGGATTCGGTGAAGGTCTACAAGTGAATGATGGATCAGAATATACTTCTGGAGTATTGAAGTCTGACCGATTAGGTCATTCAATCACTTTGGCAGGATTAGAAAATGATGAAGTTCCTGATGTAGATGCAACTGTATACGCTACATTGTTGACTCAGCAATCTCCGGCTATCTAATAGTTAATTGAAACCAATAAAAGAGAGGGAGGGGTATATCCCTTCCTTTTTTTTTTTAAATTAGCACTATGAAAATCAAACAGAATTTAATAGGTGCAAAAGTGAAAAGCACATTCCTTGACAAATGGGTAACTATTGAAGAGGGAAAAGAGGAGCTGTATGTGAGCATGGGACTCATGGATATTTTTGAGGATGAATCTCCAAAAATTAAAAAGAATGCTAAGAATAGAAAGAAATCAGACGAGCTCACTGATAGTGACAGTGACAGAGCTTCAGACATTGACAGCTCCCCATTGGCTATTTGAGTTCATTGATGAGCAATCTCAGCAGTCTGTGACTTGCATCCTGGAGAATATATCTCCAAGCACTTCCAGATATGATGAATTTCAGATCACTGATGGAGTGGATGTGACCTTCCCATATGCAGGATTCTATACATATCGCATATATGAGCAAACATCTGACAGCAATCTTGATCCAGCTCTTGCAGGATCTTTGTGTGAGGAGGGCAGAGCTCATATATTTGAAGTATTCCCTGCTGATAATGAATACGATCAACCAATAACAAATTATATATATGAATAAGATCAGCAGTATCTCATTCTCAAAGAGCTTCCAACAGCCTACTGAAGAGAAAGATCGTCAGAGAGGCTTCATGAAGTGGGGTAAAAAGAATGATTATCCTTTCTTCTTGATAGAGCTCCTTCAAGGATCTGCCTGGCATCAGGGGATCATTAAAAATAAAACCTATTACATCGCAGGAGGAGGTATTGAAACTGTATCAGGAGATGCATCTTCTTTCTTGAATAATAGCTTCAGTGACTTTGATATGAATGAAGTTGCTCAGAGGATGACTTTTGACTTTGAGCTTTTTGGAGCAATGGCAGTGATCGGCACCTGGAATAGAGAAGGATCAAGAGTGGTAAGATGGGAGCATATTGATATTGATTCAATCCGTATCAGTGAGGATGAGAGAAGATACTATGTATCTGATGACTGGTCAGCATTCCAACAGACTCCGGAAACTACTAACTTCAGAGAGTATCCTGCACTTGATGAGAAAAACAAATCAGGATCTTTCATTTTATACTATAAGGAGCCAGCAAAGCAGGCCAAAGGTGAGAAAGGAATCTATCCAAAGCCTCCATATGTAGGAGGTATTCCTGCCATTCAGACAGATGTTGATATATCTAAATTCCATATGTATGAGATACAGAATGGAATGAAGGCAGGAACATTGATAAACCTTGCTAATGGATATCCAGAGACAGCTGAAGAGGAAAGGAAGATCAAGGAACAGATCAAAGGCAGGACTCAATCTGTAGAGGATGCAGGAGAAATCATCATCACATTCTCAGATGGACCTGATCAAGCTCCTTCAGTATTGTCCCTCAATGGGAATAATCTCCCTGAAAGATATGCAATGACTGAGAAATCAGTTCAGCAGAATATCCTTGTATCACATTCAATCACAGCTCCTACTTTATTTGGTATCATCCAGGAGGGATCATTCAATGCAGCTGAGTCAGCTGACTTATTTGAGATCTTCAAGATGACGTATGTGAATGCAAGGCAAAAGCAGATTGAGTGGATGCTTAACTATATGAGTAAGCTATCTGGATCTATTGCAGTATTAAAGCTGGCAGATGTTAGAGCTATTGGATCAGCAGCTCCTGCTGAAGTTGCTCCTGCTCCTGTTGTTCAGAGTTCATGCTCATTCAGTTCCAATGATGATGAAATAGATATCTTCTCAGAATACGGAGAGCCTGCTCACAAATATCATGTATTGAGAACTAATATCATTGAATGGGATACTCCTGCTGAGGAGGTATTCAAAAATGAGAGCATGATGTTTGCAACTATTGGACAGATATCAGCAGGATTGACAGGACTTGATAAGTCAGTATTATCATTACTTCAAGAGGGTGAAGATGGTCCATCAATTGCGAAGGCCACAAATACAACTATTCAGCAAGTTGCTGAGTCTATTAATAAGCTGAGCAATCTTGATATCATTGTGAAGGGGGAGGTCACTGAGCTGGGAAAGTCATTGCTCAAGGAAGTTGAAACTCCTGCGGATAGATTTCAAGTGGTATATACTTATCAGGAAAGACCAGGAGTTCCTCCAGTGAAAACTACTTCAAGAGATTTCTGTCTGAGACTTCTTGGATTAAGCAGATTATATACTCGACAGGATATTGAGACAATTGGATCAAGAGTGAATAGAGATGTATGGAGATACAGAGGAGGATGGTATAATAATCCAAAGACTGGAGCAACTACTCCATACTGTAGACATATATGGGTACAGCAACTTGTAATAAAGAAATAATATGAACTATCTTATATCAGTAGAGAATTTAAAGAAGTTAGGACTGATCCATAACAATACAGATACTAAACTTCTTGCAGTAGCAATCAAGAGAAGTCAAGATATGCACGTTCAGCCGGCACTCGGCACTCCTTTATACAAGGCCCTTCTTTTGAGGGTGCAGAATAATGACTGGACTGATACTAACTATGTCACTCTAATGAATGAATATGTGCTCCCTTGTTTAGTGGCATTTGTTGACTACAGAGCATCTGTACTGCTTAATGAGAAGCTGACTAATAAAGCAGTTGGAAGGACTCAAGACGAATATCAGAATGCGAATACAGATGATGAGACTACAGCTCTGAGAGATCTATTGAGAAAGGATGCATACTTCTATAAGGAGAGATTGATTGGTCACTTGCAAGATGATCAAGGAACAAAGTATCCTGAGTATATTGAAGGATGTGAGGACCTTACTTGCAATGAGAATGTAGAGAAAGACAGAACAGGATACAAGCCAACAGGATGGATAATATAAAGAAGCCTTTTGTACCAACAAAAAAGCAACTTGATAAACTTAAAAAATATCTAAGTAAGCATGGAAAAGACTCTCAATCAGCTCATGAAAGAGCTGGAGATAATAGCTCAAGAGCACAGGCAAATAAATGAATTCTTTCAAGGTGACTTCCTTGATGCTATCTCCAGAGATTCTGCTCAATATCCTTTGATGGTTGCTACTCTTCAGCCTGGAGGAATGGCTGAGGGATATGTCAGAGTGAATGTGGTCCTGACTATTTGCGACAAGTATAATCAGCAGGAATATCGGCAGATGAATGAGGTGCATTCTGATTGCTTGAGCATCTGTAATGATATAAAGACTACAATGCTTCAGTATAGATGGACTGAATTCTCTGATCTACTTTCTGAGATTGCATCTGATCCATTCATCAACAGAGGGCAGGATATGGTCGCAGGATGGACCATGAATGTAGCTTTCACCATTTATGACAATGATGACTGGTGTGCTATCCCTTATGATGATTATGACTTTGAGAATGGATTCACTCCTACTCCTGGAGTAGATTGTGATCCTGCTTCATATGTGGTCCAATATGAGAATGGTGATCCTATCTCCAGCGGAAGCATAGCAAGTGGAGGGAGTGCATTGATAGAGGTGCCCAATTGCACTGCTCCTGTTGGAGCTACGATAATGAAGACAGGTCAAACGACCTCTTATAGGACAGGAGATGACGGAGATTTCGAAGCAGGAAGAGCTACAGACTTTTTCACTCTTGCATCAGTCAATCCTTTCAGCACTCTTGATAGATTCACAGATGAGCTTGGAGGTCAGACTTATGCGAATAACATCGTGATTGATTGGAGCACTTACAATGGTTCAAATGTTTTGGGATATCATAGGATTGTTCAAGGAGTAGGTGTGACAAATTGGAATAACGCAATAGATGGAGCTTTAGCTTTAAGCATAGGAACTTTTACAACAGGATGGAGACTTCCAAATATAAATGAAATGTGCAATATTCTAAATAGAGAAGCATCTCCTTGTACTGATTATGCTCCATTCAATCATCCATCTACTGCTTATTGGACTTCTACGACTACATCAAATGCTATTACTTCAGCTCTAAGGGTTGGCTCATTGGGAGGTAGTGCAACACAAACAACAAAAACAACTGCATCTTATTCTTATATTGGAGTCAGAACATTCACAGTAACAGGAACAACACTATCATAAAATGAAATATATATTCCCCCAATTTAAAGTTGAGATAGTTGATCCAGTGATCAGCATAGATCTCAATACAATCCATGACAAAGCAGTGGATAAACTTCTCGCTGTAGATGTGCTATTAACAACTGACTCTGCAAAGTTCGGAGTGAGAGCTGAAGATATGCCATATGCTGACAGCTGGGAGGATTCAGATATCCCTTCAATGGTTGATACTTGGATAAAGCAGTATGAACAAGCCTAATAAATTTCAAGAGCTCCAAGAACAGATTGACAATATCAATACTGGAGGAGGAGTAAGTGATGGAGATAAAGGTGATATCACAGTCAGCTCAAGTGGCTCAGTGTGGACCATTGACTCAGGAGCTGTAGATGATGGAAAGATTGCATCAGGAATCACTGCAAGCAAGATCACTGAAGATTCAACGCATAGATTCACAACGGATACAGAGAAGTCATCCTGGAATAGTAAACAGGATGCACTTGGATTTACTCCTGTGAATGAGACAAGGACTCTGACAATCAATGGCACTGCATATGATCTCAGTGCTGACAGATCATGGACTGTATCCTCAGCTCCAGCATCAGGAACTATGATTCTTTTGTATGCTGATGAGGTAGATGCTACAGGGAATGGATCTCAATTCAGTGTCAAAAGTTACACTGTACCGGCAAACACCTACTCATTGATCATGACTGAAGCTGAAGTATCATTCAATGGAGCTGCGAATGCTGATAATGAGTTGAGTTATAGACTAATGAACGGAACTACCATTAATCGAGAATTTAGATTAAAGCAAGATGCAACAGGATCAGGTGACACTTGGATACTTGGAGGATCATTGAAGTTCAGTGAAGCTATGACAGGAGGTGGAGTTGTAGATATAGATGTCGTAGGTATCAATGGATCAGGATATACTTGGAAAGTTCACTCATTTAGAGTGTTCGGTATAGTATAATTGTGAACACTTTTACATAATAAGTATAAATACTTAAAATGACAACATTCATCAAAACTATATTATTCTCAATCGTAGCATTCTTTGCTCCTGTAGGATTGATCATGATGACTATCATGCTTGCTGTATTTGCAGATACTATCACAGCAGTAGCATTGACAAAGAAAAAATTCAACTCCAGATCATTGAGAATAGGACTGATTTCAAAGATGATCAGCTATGAAGCTGCTGTACTTCTTTTCTTCCTGATTGACTATACTATGATCAACGATGCTATGTTGACAGTGTTTTCTGTTCCATATGTTCTGACTAAAATAGTAGGACTTTTCATCATTGGAATTGAAGTGATCAGCATGGATGAGAAGATCAGAGTAAGATATGGAGATGACAAAGGAGTGATTCAGAGATTCAAGAACTTTGTAAAGTCTATAAAGAAGATCAAAGACAGCATATGAGAATACTTCTGCTCTTGATATTCCTGAGCAGTTGCACAGCTCAATACCATCTGAGAAAATATCAGAATAAAGGAGGTATATGTGGCAGGGTAGATACTATCAGAGTCACATCATATGATACTATCAATCACAGATACTACTACAAGGATTCATTGATCCTGGTGAATGATAGAGTCATTCCAATGACCAGGCAGGAAGTCAGATATGAATATAAATTCAAGAGAGATACTATTCATCTGAAAGAGACTCAGATCAAATATCTATACAAACAACAGAAAGCAGAGATAAAAAAAGAGAAATCAAAGTCAACTCCTTTGAATTTATTCCTTATTTTATTGATTATGATTGCTGTGATTATTATATCCTTTAAATTGAGCAAATGAATATAATTGATAAGTATATCAAGTTTATCAAAAAATGGGAAGGAGCTCTCTCTGGAGATCTCAATGACTCGGCCTCATCTCATATGTGTCCTACTCCATTGAAAGGAAAGCACTATCACACCAACATGGGAGTGACTTATGCAGTATTTAAGGCTGAATTCGGTTCAGGTAATGATCACCGATTCCTTGATATGAATTCACAGGATTGGTTTAGGATATTCAAAAAGGGATACTGGGATACAATGAGAGCTGATGAATTTAACTCTGAGGAGGTCGCTGTGTTCGTTACAGGAATGTGCTGGGGTAGTGGCAAGAGACAAGCTACAAAGTCCCTCCAGCAGGCTATAATTAACTCAGGAGTGACTGTGGTAAAGGATGGACTACTCGGATCTAAAACAATAGCAGCTGCGAATTCAATAAATAGTTGTAAATTGTTCACAGAATTAACCAAAGAAAGAGAGAGATTCTTCAAAGCAATAGCTCAGCCAGGATCTAAGAATGCTAAATTCTTAAAGGGATGGCTTCGAAGATTGCAGGACTATAAGGATACTTTCTCGCCTTGTTAATATGCCAAGAAAAAAAACGTACAAAGCGGAAATGATCAAGGATCTCCTTGAGAAATTCCCAAAAGCATCAACGCAATCACTCGCAAAGATTCTCCATGAAAGTCATCCTCTTGACTTTACTTCTTTTGACAATGCAAGAAATCTGATAAGATTCCATAGAGGAGAGCTCAAGTCACAGCCTCCTACAAATGTGATAGCTGAAAGAACACAGGAAGAAAAAGAAGCAGCAAGAGCATGGAAAAAGATTCCAGAATCAGACTATAAGACTATTGATCCCTTCATAATTCCCACAGGGCAAAACAGAATCTTATTGCTCACTGATATCCATCTCCCATATCATGATGAGGAAGCTCTGAGCATAGCCCTTGAATGGGGATATGAGAGGAAGCCAAATGCAATCATATTGAATGGAGATACTATTGATATGTATCAAGCATCAAGATTCATAAAGGATAGAAGATTGAGAGATCTGGCAGGGGAGTTGGATATGACCAGAGACTTTCTCAGACAATTGAGAGAGCAGTTTGACTGCCCTGTATATTTCAAGATCGGGAATCATGAGGCCCGATGGGAGAACTATCTCAAGACAGTGGCTCCTGAGCTGTTAGGGATTGCAGACTTTGAGCTTGATAGTATCCTCAGATTTGGGGAAATAGGAATCACTCTGATCAAGGACAAGCAGATGATCAAAGCAGGCAAGCTCAATATCCTGCATGGTCATGAATTCGGTCATAGTGTATTCAGCCCTGTGAATGCTGCCAGAGGTCTCTATATGAGAGCAAAAGCATCATCAATCATAGGGCACCATCATCAGACATCAGAACATTCAGAGAAGGACCTCATGAATGAAGTAGTCACTACCTGGTCTGTCGGTTGTTTGTGCGGAATATCTCCGGAATACATGCCATATAATAAGTGGAATCATGGATTTGCATGGATTGAAACTCATCAGAATGGTGACTTTGAAGTAAAAAATCTAAGAATAATTAACGGTAAGGTAAGATAAAGCAACTTTTTTAGTATATTTACGTCTATTCATAAACTTTTTTGTCCGTAGTTAGGTGTGGAAGCCCTCCAGAAATGGGGGGTTTTTTTGTTTATTAACTTTTTATTGTTAATTATTTTAGTATAATTATTTGCACATATCAAAATAAAGAGTAATTTTGACAATGTATTAAAACATTTAACTATGAAAAAAGACGAAAAAATGGTAATTGAATCACTCATCGGATTGAGTGCAGTATTAATCTTTGTAATCTTCTGGCTATGCGTATGATGAATGATGTAGATACTATCAAGAAACTGCATGAAGCAGCTGAGGATCTCCTCCAGCTTTGGAGTGACAAGATTCAAGATATTGAGATGGTCAAAGGATTCAAGGAGCAATGGGTAGGGATTGGATCATTCCATAAAAGCCAAGAATGCGACAACGAAATTAAGCAAGCTGAGGATGCTATTGTTCAGATCAAGAGATCCTATTCTTTTATTATGAATCAAATTGTGCAAATATGCGAGAAGTAGATTGTTATTTTTGTGAAGGATCAGGATTCTTGGAGTATCAGGACTGTGATCAGCCAGCATCAATGTGCTGCGGAGGATGTTATAGAACTAATGAATGTGATGAATGCAATGGAACAGGAAAGAAATTTGAAGTCGATTGGGATTGCCAAGATGATTAAATGGTGGACCAGAAAGAGCCTCCATGATGACAAGGGAGGGAGTTTTAATCTTAACTTATATTTAGCGATATGTCAAGCGAAAGAGAAAGAAGAGAGCCCTGCTGGAAGATAACTTACAGATTCAAAGATCAGTTTGGATGGAAGATAGGATACATGATCATCCATGCAGACTCCAAAGAGGAAGCAATCAGGAAGGCTGACAAGTGGCCTCCATTAATTTTAAACGTAGATCTGATATGACTCCAGAAGAGAAAGCTCAGGATCTATTCTTCCATTTTTATCATATGCTCTATGAGGAGAATGCATCTGATGAAGAGGAGCAAGTGGTCGCAACTATCAGCAAACAAATGGCCGGAGCCATTGCATCAGAGATGATGAGGATGTGCATTGAAGATCTCCAGAAGTATAATCACTGGTGGAACGTAAAAAAACAAATTGAAAAAATATGACAATCAACGAAATAATAGAGCTCGCAGTTGAGCATGATCTATTGACAAGATCAAGAAAGAGAGATAAAGTATACAAGAGATTCTATATCTATTCACTACTATACAGAAAGAAGATGACTCTTGAAAGGATTGCAGAAGTATTCCAGGTGAATCATTCATCTGTGATATACGGAATCAAGCAGCACAATACATGGATCAAGAATAGAGACTGGATCTATCTGAATTATATCTCTGAGCTATTTGAGCAAGTGAATAGATTCTCAATAAAACATATCAAGGAGGATGAAGCTATGCTCAAGGTCCTGGATACTGAAGGAGATCTAATCACCTTGCAGATAAAGATGCACAGCACTGATCATGAAGGATTCATGAAGATATCAGGAATGATCAAAAAGGAACTATTAAGAGAAGCCATATGAGAGAGAAGCTCAGAAGAATGTCAGTGATAGTATATCTGCTCAAGATAAAGCCTCACACATACAATCAGCTACATTCAAGATTGAACTATATCATGATGAGTGAATATTCCAGGAGCACAATTGAGAAGGATGTATCAATGCTCAGAGAAGAGTTTGATTGTCCGATTGAAGTATCATTCAATAAGAAGGGAATCGTCATTCTGGAGGAGTATGATTTCATGAATTCAATCACTGAATGGGTGCAGATTTATGAGTGATTTAGGTACACTTTCTTTTCCCTTACTCCCTTTAGAGAAATTTTTTTTTTTTTTAGGGGGGTGGTCAAAAAATCGCTTTCAATCTGTCCAAGTGTACCAAAACTTCTGAAGCCCTTGAAAACATTGAGTTTTTTTAGGTACACATTTAGGTACACATTAGGTACACATTGAGCAAAAAATACACATTTTAAAGAAGTTGAAATAAAAAATATTATCTTTATAGGCTATGCTTGATAAAAAAGTAACAATTTTTAGGGATTTATTTCAGAGCAAAGAGATCCCTCATATCATTACTCTGGAGAAATGTATCCAGAGAATCAAAGAAGGAAAAAATAAGGAGCTGATTAAACAGATCAGAGATTCTAAAGACAAGGAGGAGAGATCAAGACTGAAGAAAAAACTTCCCTGCATTCTCTTTGCTGGAGAATTCAAGGAAAGATCAAAGGATGGACTTGACAATCACTCAGGTCTATGCGTTATTGACTTTGACAATTTTCAAAGCAGAACTACATTGAAATTCTTTTTCTCAGATCTTTGCTCTAATCCTCATGTTATTACAGCATTCATATCTCCATCAGGTGATGGGATCAAGGCAGTCATCAGAATTCCAGAATGTACGAAGGAAGAGCATGAGAAATACTTCAAAGCCTTTGCAAATGAATTCCAATATGATTATTTTGATAGATCGAATTGTGATGTATCAAGAGTATGCTTTGAATCATATGATCCTAATATCTACGTGAATGAAAATGCTGAGGTCTTTAATCCTGTATTGATAGATGAAGGATTCAGTCAATCGGAGAAAGCGGCCATCCTTCCAATCAGTGATAGTGATATTATCATTCAGAAAATCATGGAGTTCAATTGGTCTATCAACTTCACTGAAGGACAAAGGAATCAATATATCTTTGCTCTCGCTGGTGCCTTCTGTGAGTATGGAGTGAATCAGTATAGAGCTGAGGAGTATATCATTAATCATGTATTGACAGATCAGGACTTCACTGAAAGAGAAGCAAGAACAACGGTCAGGAATGCATACAAGCAAAGAGTTGCAAACAGCAAATTCTTTGAGGACTATCAGAAGATCACCAGGATCAAGAGAGATCTTCCAAAAGGAAAGGACCATATCAAGCAGACCTATCAGATCAATGATGATACATATGATCAGATTAAGGAATCAAAGGATGCGAATGACTTCTGGATCATTGAACAGACAAAGAATGGAAGCAAGATCAAGGTACTGACAAAGGAGTATAAGTTCTTTCTGGAGAGGAATGGATTTGCAAAATACTTCCCTTACAATACTCAGAAGCCTACATGGGTGCAGATCACTTCAAATAAGGTCCAGGAGACATCAGTGGAAAAGATCAAGGACTTTGTATTGAATTATCTTCTTGATAGAGGGGATGATGATGTATGGTCTTACTTTGCAAATTATCAGAATCTATTCTCTGAGCAGTTCCTGCTGATGCTTGATACTGTCAATCTGATGATTCTCAAGGATACAAAACATATCTCATATATTGCCTATGAGAATGGTATTGTGAAGATCACAAAAGATAAGATTGAGCTCATTGACTACATTGATATCAGTGGATATATTTGGAAGAGTCATATCATTCCAAGAGAATTCAAGAAAGTCAGGAGCCAGGAGAATGAGTATAAGAGATTTTTGAATAATATTGCAGGATCTCATATTGAATCATTTGAGTCAACAGTAGGATTCTTGATGACTAACTATAAGAATAAGATGAACAATCAAGCTGTGATCCTCAATGATCCAAAGATTGGAGACAATCCAGAAGGAGGAACAGGAAAAGGATTATTCATTCAAGGGATTAAACAAATCAGGAAGGTCAGCATATTAGATGGGAAGTCATTTGATGACAAGAAGAGCTTTCCTTATCAGACTGTATCTCCAGAGACTCAGATCCTGGTATTCGATGATGTTAAGAAAAACTTTGACTTTGAGACTAAGTTCAGTCTGGTCACTGAGGGGATGACATTGGAAAGAAAGAATAAGGATGCAATCAAGCTCACTGTAGAAGATTCTCCCAAGATGGTAATCAGTACTAACTATCCAATAAAAGGACAGGGCAACTCTCATGAGAGGAGGAGACATGAGCTGGTGATCAATGAATACTACGGAAGAGAGATGACTCCTTTTGATGAATTTGGTCATCAGCTTTTTGATGACTGGGATATGGAGCACTTTGAAAGGTTTGACAATTATATGGTCGGATGCATTCAGAAATATTTGCAGAATGGATTGATCCCTCAGATCGGAGTGAATCATGAAATGAGACAGCTCTTTGCTTCGACTTGTGCAGAGTTCATTGAATGGGCTGAGGATGAAAATCTTCCTGTCAATACAACACTATACAAGAATGATCTCTTTGATAGGATCACAGAAGAATATACAGATCTGAAGAGATGGATGTCAAAGAAAAAATTCTCTCAGTTCCTGGAGATCTATGGAATGCATAAAGGATATAAGATCCTGACCGGAAAGACCAACAATATCAGATGGATTGAATATTCATATCAGTCACCTTCAAAGGATGACATTGATTTTAAGCCAATAGATGAAGCACCTTTTTAAATTATATAAATATGAAACAGACAGCAGTAGAGTGGTTAGAAGAGAAGATGAAAACTTGGGGAGATTTACCAAGATGGATGAGAGATGACATCGTTGAACAATCCAAAGAAATGGAGAAAGAGCAGATAATTGAGGCTTGGTTTGATGGGACTATTGAATGGGATTTAGAGAAAGATGCCGAACAATACTACAAAGAAAAATTTAAATCAGAATAAATATGAAACAGACAGCAGTAGAATGGTTGGTTGAGCAATTAGCAAATAATGGAATATTACATTCCTCAGATATCAACCAAGCTAAAGCAATGGAGAAGGAAGAACTTAAAGACTTCTATTTCGGAGGTTGCTCAGAAATGTATGCAACTGAAAAAGGTTTTGAAAATTATTATTACGAAACGTATAAACAAAAACAAATATGAGAGCAGTACAAATTTTACAAATGATTCTGGAGAAGCATCCAGATCCACAAGGGAAGCAGTTCCTTCTATCCTATGATCTGATGATGGATCTGGGCAATGATCCACTGATCAAATTCAATGAAGAGAATACCATGTCATATACAGGTCATGATATATCAACTCACTACCTTCTCAAGCCTCAGACAGCAATGCTCCTGAGTGAAAGAGACTTCAATGCAACAGTGGAACAGTTAACTAAATTAATGCTAAACAATGAACAAGATCAGCAAAGCAATCCTTGAGGAGATTGAGAGAGATTATCTCATGGAGAAATATCCCAGCGTGCCATATACAGCACTGGCAAAAAGCAAATGGAATGATAAGACAGCAAATGGACTCACTCAATGCATAGTAAAGTTCCTGGATATGTCAGGACATCAGGCAGAGAGAATCAATACGATGGGAGTATATCGTGGTCCAAAGAAAGTCAGAGATGTTGATGGTATTACAAGGACCATAGGGAAAGGAAAATATACGAAATCAACAGGCACAAAAGGATCTGCTGATATCTCAGCTACAATCAATGGAAAGTCTGTGAAGATTGAGGTCAAGATAGGCAAGGATAGACAGTCAGAAGATCAGAAGATCTATCAAGAGAAGATTGAAAGAGCTGGAGGTCTTTATTTTATTGCGAAAGATTTCGATTCTTTTCTTGAATGGTATGATATTATTCAATAATTATTTTTATATTTGTAAAAATTAAACACCTTTTTATATGACAACGAGAGCAAAAAAGACAGAAGAAGAGGATCTTCCTGTGGTTGGAATCTACATGAAACTGTGGAAGGCCAAAAATCAAATGGGTAAAGTGATGAAGAATTCAACGAATCCCCATTTCAAGAAATCATATGCAGACCTCAATGCACTCCTGGAAGTGATAGAGCCTGTACTATTGGAGAATGGACTTCTCCTCCTTCAACCTATTCAAGAGAATAAAGTAGTAACTCAGATCATTGATATTGACTCTGGAGATAGGATTGAATCATTCATTGATCTTCCGGTATCTAACAATGCTCAGCAGCTCGGATCTGCTGTGACCTATTTCAGAAGGTATTCTCTTCAATCAATCATGTCAATGCAGGCAGTGGATGACGATGGCAATGAGGCCGCAAAGAGCAAGCCAACGATGCCAGCAGATAGATTCCAGAAAGGGATTGACAAGGTAGCAGCTGGAGAGATGACAGTGGATGCATTCAAGAAAGCCGTATCAAGCTATGAATTAACTGAAGTACAACAGAAAGCAATCCTACTGCTATGAAGTGGCACCCATCATCAATAGGAAAGATCATGACCAATGCCAGGAGCAAGTCAGAGATCTTATCAGAGACTGCAAAGAGCTATATCAAGTCAGTTGCAAAACAGGACTTCTTTGGATACAATGTGGACCTCAACAATAAGTATGTGATCAAAGGTCAGGAACAGGAGCAGGATTCTATCAATCTTCTCAATGCTGTGAGGATGACTTCATATGTGAAGAATGACAAGAGACTGATTAATGATATCATGACAGGAGAATGCGATATCTTGCTGGATGATCATATCATTGATATCAAGACATCATGGAGCCTGGAGACTTTCCCTGCACTTGCAGAGGATGGAATGAACAAGGACTATGAATGGCAGCTTCGAGCTTATATGTATCTCTATGACAGGCCAACAGCTGAGCTGATATATTGCATGGTCACTACTAATGATGATCTGCTCAGTCAATGGGATAACCTATCACTGCACAGAGTGGACCATATTGATCCTGACAAGAGAATCACTGTCATTCCTTTTGAACGTGATCAGGATCTGGAGAGTCAAATGATAGAGAAACTTGATGCAGCTTCTGAGCTGTATATGAATTACGTTAATCAATTAAACAATAAATAAATGGAGCAGAAAAACAACAGCGGAGCAATCTTCCGCAACAATTACAAGAGCAAAGATACTCATCCTGACTGGAGAGGAAAGGTGACTATTGATGGGAAAGAATGGGAGATATCTCTATGGTCCAAACATGGAGAGAAAGCAGGAGAATATTTCTCAGCTGCATTCGGGGAGCCATATGTGAAGAGTGAGATCCAATCAGCACCAGAGCCAAAGAAAGAATTCAAATCAAAACCTATAGCAGATGAGTTCGATGATGGTCTCCCTTTCTAAGGATGAGCAGCTCACTGACTGGATGAGAGCTGAGCTGAGAAAAAAGATAACAGGAAGATATAGAGTGATTCACTTTGCAGATGATTACAATGTGAGCTCTTATCAGCTGTATAGATTCATGAATGGAGAGTCTGTCAATATGGACTTTATAAATTCACTATTCTCATTGATATATGAAGGACTGGATATTCATTCTCATAGTAAACCTGGTATATAACGTTCCGCAGCTATACGAAGGGCGGGATTTTGAAAACGAAAATTTAATATGATGCAGAAAACTTTATTTGAAAACGATAAGTTGATTGAACCACTGAACCCCGCCTTTTGTATAGGTGCTGTTAGCCGAAGTACTTTGTTATTCGGGGATTGCTTAATTGAAAGCGATAAAATAGAAAGTGGTTCAGTTGATTTGATATTGACTGATTTGCCTTATGGAACGGTTAAAAATATTGCACAAGCAGAAGGAATAGAACACGGAATGAAAGGGAAATTAAATTGGGATGATACTATTGATAGTTTGAGGATATTTGAAATTGCAAATAGAATACTTCGTAAAAATGGTAAAATGATATTATTTGCTCAACAACCTTTTACAAATGAATTGATAAATAAGGCTATCCCAAATATTCCTTTTAGTTATTCTATGATTTGGGAAAAAGACCATTTTGCAAATGCTTTAACTGCTAAAAAATCACCTTTAAATTATTATGAAGATATACTTGTATTTAGTAAGAACAACCCAAAGCACGACTTTGAAGGTATGCACCCTTTAAGAAGTTACGCGAAAAACATAGTTGATTTTATTGGATTAAAACAAAGTGAAATACAGAATAAAATACAAACTGGAAAAATACATTTTTTAGGTGCTGAAAAATCAACACAATTTTCTTTATTACAAAATAAAGTTTATGATAAATTGATTAATATATTTAATATTGATAAGATGGAAGGATTTAAAAATTTTGAAGAACTTAAAGAAATAGATACTGAATACAGAACGAACTTATTAAAGCAAATGAATGACCAATATCCAAGCACTTTCAACCTATGGGAAGGAAACAAATATAAAAGCAATATATTAAAATATAAAAAAGATTATGATGGTTACCACCCAACTCAAAAACCTATATTACTTTTAGAAGATTTAATAAAAACTTTCAGTAATGAAAATGATTTAGTAGTTGACTTGACAATGGGCAGTGGCTCAGCTGGTGTAGCTTGTAAGAATACAAACAGAAACTTTATCGGAATAGAGAAAGATAAAAATTATTACAATATCGCTGTTCGGAGGTGTTCTTAGTATTGCAGCTAACGATAAGACAGGAGCAGTCAATTGATGGCTCTTGTTTTGTGTTATTATTTTTCAATATATTTGTCATGTGGAATTCTGGAAGAAACAAGCATATGATATGGCAAAGATCATCACCAACGGATCTCAGCTATCTTCGGACCTTGTTAGTCATGTATACATATTACTCTATCAGTTCACCATACCGGAAGATGAACTACCAAAAGCATTCTGGAGATATGCTCATAATCAATGGAACTGGAGAGAATCAGACTTCAACAAGAAATTTAAAACAACTGAAAAACTACTGGAGCTTCCAGACAATATCTTCAGAGAAGAGAATGACGATATATCAGAGATGCAGAATGTATTTCTTGACTACCTGGAACTGCCTCCTCAAAATGATTCGGAACTATTCTGCAAAGAGATAGTGAAGATGAGGATGATGGGGATGACATACAGAGACATCAAGAGAGAAACTAAAATCGAACTACGAATAATTTTTGAAGCAATACAACAATTCAAATATGATCTTTTTAATTACAATTATCAGCTTGATAGCTGTGGGAGCAGCAAGAGCAATGCAGACTTTTCCCCTGCCGAATTTTAAACCATTCAATTGCCAGAGCTGTCTGTCATTCTGGATAGCAGCATTCATCTTCATGATCGCTGATCCATATCTGATAGCAGCAGCTTTCATCAGTTATCTATTGTCAGACTTAATTCTAATCTATGAAAATAAGTAAGGAACTAAAATCTCAGATTGAGAGATACAATAAGACAAGATCATTTTCACTCGGACAGGAGCTGCTCTCTGAACTGGATGAACTATATCAAGCTCAGACTGAGAAGAAACTAAATAAGAGATGTGGCACTTGTGTGAGAGATGCAATGAGAAGGATCAGCAGCATTCAGCTAGAGCCACAAAAGAAAGTTGAGTTCTTAGGAGTGAAGCAGCCTTCATATGAGGAGATGACATTCAAGGAAGTAAAAGACATAGCAAGAGCAAAAGGTCAACATGGTAACTGGTCAAAGGATAAGATCATTCAATGGCTTCGTGAACAATAAAACATATATAATAGTAAAGTCATATTATATTCAATGAATAAGCATAGACAGGTAGATATTGAGGAGCTGCTTAATTTAGCAGATGAGTATTGTGATGAATGTATGAACAATACAAAGACTCATGTATCAGGATCTGGAAAGGAAGTGCAAGTACTTGATAGGAAAGTTCCTACAATGAAATACTGGTCTCTACATTGGATGAAGAAAAAAGGATTTGATATATTTACAAGGCAGTACATTTATGATATTATCAAGAATGAAGCTCATCCTTTATCTGACACCATGAAAAAAATACGTGAACACTTTGATGCAGTTGCTGAGGATGTGGTCGCTAATGAAGGGAAAGGAATCTTCTATGCTAAAAACAGATTAGGAATGCATGACCGTCAACAAATCGAACAGAGACAAGTTGACCGGTTTGACTTTGATGAATGACAACAATAAAAGGATATAAGCCTCACGACAATCAGAGACTGATCCACAATAGCATCAATAATGATTCATATAAGTATTATGCTCTGAACATCGGTAGACAGTTTGGAAAGACAATGCTTGGAATCAATCAGATGTTATTCTGGGCCATCAATCATCCAGGCTGCAATATTGCATGGGTGACTCCTGTATATAAACAGAGCAAGAAGGTCTTTGATGAGATGGAGAGAGTGACAAGGTCAGCAGATCTATTTGACTTCAACAGATCGGACCTAACGATCAAGGGATTTGATTCTCAGATCACATTCTTCTCAGGAGAGAGACCTGATAATATACGAGGGAATACCTTTGACTATCTCATAGTGGATGAGTTCGCTTTCTGTAGATCGGAGCTATGGGATGAAGTCCTATCAGCTACTGTCCTGGTCAAAGGAAAGAAAGTTCTTTTCATATCTACTCCCAAAGGGAAGAATCACTTTCACAGAATATCCCTTCAGCATAACTATGACAAGAGGTATAAGTATTTTCACTTCACTTCATTTGATAATCCTATGATTGATCATGCTGACCTTGAGGAGAGAAAGAGATCCCTTCCTGATCATGTATTCAAGCAGGAGTATCTCGCTGAGTTCATTGACAATGCATCAGGACTCTTCAAAGATGTCAGAGCAGGAATAGGTGACCATCAGCCAAAGGGCAAAGCATATGCTGGTCTGGATATCGGAAGAGCAGATGACTACACTGTACTGACCATACTGAATGAATCAGGTGAGATGATCTACGTCAATAGATGGAGACATGATGAATGGCACAAGATCATTGATAAGGTTGCAAAGCTCATCCAAGAATACAAAGCGACTACATTGATAGAAGTCAATAATCAAGGGGATGTATTCTACGAGATGCTGAGAGACAGATGCAGGAACTATATCCATCCATTCACTACGACAAGCAAGAGCAAGCCTATTCTTATTGAAGATCTCGCTGTGGCCTTTGAGCAGAATGATATAAAGATCAGAAGTGATCAATGGCTTATTGATGAGCTTGAGAATTTTACTTATATTTACAATCCCTCGACCAGGTCAGTACAGTACTCGGCTCCTGTGGGATTGCATGATGATGGGGTGATCAGTACAGCTCTGGCTTATCACTCATTGAAACATTATAGAGTTAAAGGTAAATATCATATCATACGATGAAAACAATAGAAGTATTAATCCCTCAATCAGTAAAGGAATGCACTCCTGATCAGTTGACTAAGTGGATGCTGATGATCCCTGTGATTGAAGCAGCAAAGGAAAACTTGACTAAGATGCTGGACTTCCAGGTGCAGCTCGTATCTGTATTCTCAGGACTATCTGTCAATCAAGTAAAGAAGGCCCATGTTGATGATGTGGTCAATCTAAGCATGAAGCTCCTTGATATGCTCAATGGATATGAATACCAGGAGCCACAGACTGAGCTGATCATTGAAGGAAAGAAGTATCTCTTTGAGAAGGACTTCGCTGGATATTCCACAGGACAGATCATTGACTTGAAGCTGATTGAAGATGTCAGTCAGAATCCATGTGAGGCACTTGCTATCTGTTATATTGAGGAGGATATGGAATACTGCCAGGAGGATGCAAGAGGGAAGATCATCAATCCCAATAAGAAGAGGGAGGAGCTATTCAAGAAGTCCTTTCCTGGAGATGAGTTTTTGAACTTCTTCGCTTTTTTTTTCCGCTCATTGGAGCAGCGGAAGCTCGCTATATGGGGGATCAAGATGGCCAGGATGAAGATAGAGAAGGAGAAGATTCATCAGGAGCTGTCAGAGACTCTGAATGGTTTACATGGACAAAGATAATCCATTCACTCAGCAAGGAGCTGAACAAGGATATTGATGAGATCACTGCCATGCCATATGTGAAGACTTTATTCTGGATGAACTACTTGAAATTAAAAACGGAACAAGATTACATATTATTAAAGCATGGCTGATAGTTTAGACTTTCTTGATTCATTAGGAGTGAGCACTGCTGACTTAGGTCAACCTGAGACAGCATATGAGAAGTTCATTCTCTCATTAGCGAATCAAGTTACTAAGGAGTTTAAAGAATACACTGAGAAGAATGTAAGCAACACTGGAGCACTGGCTCAAAGTATTGTCTACTTTCCAACAGGAGCACTGAGCTTTGAGATACAAGCAGATGACTATTTCAAATATCAGGATCAGGGAGTAAGTTCAATTGATGGAAATAAATATGATACTCCTTATTCTTTTACTTTACCTTATGTTACTAAGAATCATGCTAAAGCAATACAGCAATGGAAAGGATATGACCTAAGCCATGCGTATGCATCAGCCTATGTGACAAAACACAAATACGGAATCAAGCCAAGAAACATCATAGAGAATGTGATGACTGATGATGTATTGAATAGAATCAGCAATGATCTTGCAGAGGTCACTGGTTTAATGTTTGAAGTATCATTCACTAAGAATACAGAAAAATGGCAGTAACTATTGTACAAGAGCCTCAACTATTTTCACCGGCAAGCAATCCGCTGGTATTCACTTTCACAAGTGATCAGACTGCACAGGCTAACTTCAGCTATATCATTGAGCTGTATGTTAATGCTTCACTGCATTCTACTCATCAGGTATTCCCTGAGTCAAGCACAGCAGGGAAGTTTGATGCAAGTCAAGCATTGAGGTCTTTTGTATCAAGTGACCTCCCTGATCTTACAACGGTCCAGATGAACTACAGCAATGCAGTTGCAGAATATCAGATCTTGGTATATGAGAAATATGGCACTCCTCCAATTGTTCAAGCCAATGCAGCGAGCAGTACATTGAAAGCATTTAATGGAGCATTGAGACATCAGGACTGGATTCAGTTTGATTATACTCAGTATGATCCATCTCAGGTACAAGGATCTTTGTTCATGACTAACTTCCCAAGAAACAAGAGAGCTCTTGTGGGAATCAGAGACAATGTATTCCTGGCAGCATTCCAGACTGGAGCAACTCCTTCTGTTTTGTTCATTGAGCTATGGGATATCACAGGAGCATCTATTGTCACAGACTTCATTGCATTGACAGCTACTGATCTGATTCTATTGAATCTTAATCCTGATTTGATACAAGCTGAGACTTCTATTACAGGAGCCAACTTTGATGACTGCTACTATTATACTGTATATGTTGATTATGCAGGGGTGAGCAGCACTGAGACATTCACCTTCTATATTGACAGAGAATGTGAGAGATATGAGAGAAGGAGAATCCATTGGTTGAATAAGTATGGAGTATGGGATTCATTCACTTTCACATTAGTATCTCAAGAATCAACGAATGTCACAGCATCAACCTACTCCAGAGAGAAGGGAGTATGGAATGGCACTGCATATGAGTATCCATTGAATCAAGGTCAGAAGGTCACGTACAATAAATATGCTACAGATACAATGATCATCAATTCAGACTGGATTCATGAGTATGTTCAGAACTGGTTAGCAAGAGAGATCTATGAATCTCCAAGAGTATTGCTTGATCAGCCTTCTGGACTTGAGCCATTGAATGTGAACAATGCTAACTATACACTGAAGCAGAAGAGAAAGGATGGACTATTGCAGGAGCAATTGACTGTTGATAAAACATATACACATAACTCACAGCTTAACTGATGGAATTATATATCAATGATATATTAGTGGATCTGAATCAGAGAGTTCCATTTCCTTTGACCTTCAACATATCTGATATCAAGGATCTGACTGCAAGGAAAGGAAACAACTCAAAGACCATATCATTGCCAGGCACCAAGAACAACTATCAGTTGATGCTTGATGTATTCTCATTGACCAGCACTGACAGCGTGAATGGATATGAGACTTCAGTGATTAACTATGATCCAAGCATCAAGGCAACAGCAAGATATTATCACAATGGTCTATTGGAATTCAATGGAGTTTGTCAGTTGACTGAGTGCAGATATCTAAAGGGTACATGGACCTTTGACATCATCCTGATCTCTGAGACTATTGACTACATGAGCAGACTGGCAAAGATCAAAGTCAATGAGCTTGGATGGTCCGAATACACTCATCAGTTGATTGCTGCTAATCAGCAGAACTCATGGAATGGAGATATCATTGTGAACGGATCACCAAGCACCAACAAGTCAGGAGCTGATTGGTTAGGTTTTGGATATTACTATGGACTTATTGACTATGGTTTTGAAAGACCTAATCCAGATATCTTTGGAGTGGAGCACATCCCTCCTCAGTTCTTTGTCAGAGAGATATTGGATAAAGCGTTCACTTATGCAGGGATCAGCTGGTCAAGTGATTTCTTTGATACTCAAAGATTCAAGAGATTGCTCCTTGCATATCCTGGAGGACCATTCCCTACGATATCAGGTGTAGATGCTGCAAATGATTCAGTATATGCAGCTGAAGATAATAATGCAGGAGGATTCCTTATTGACAATACTCAGAGTGCAGTATTGAATCCATCAGAACCAGGAGAGCCCTCAGGATCTGCTTATTTCAATATACAGACTTTTGATGATGTAGATGCTACTCCATCAAGTGATCCATTAGGTCAAGCCATTTCAACAGCTCCCTTGAATATTGAATTTGCTACAGATGGCACGTACAATATCCACTACTATGGAGATCATACTGTGAACTTCAATTTCAGTGTACCTGGTGGATTGCCATATATAGTATATGGAGCATATGAATTGAGATTGATGATCTACAAGAATGGATCTCTGATCTCGAATGATCCTATATACAATGGATCATTGGATGGACTAACTGCAAATACTTCAATCAATTTCAGCTTTGACTATACAAGGACCTTGAATGTATTGATCAATGATACGATGAGCTTCAGACTTGATTTGTCATATGAAGCACAGATATCATCTGCACAGCTCGGAGTATATGCCAGCATCAATGCTCAGGTACTAAGCACAGGATCAAGTATTGATACTGAGAAGCAAAGTCAAACATTGACAGCAGGATCAACGATCAATCCAGGAACATTCCTTCCAAATATTGATTGTGCGACTTTCTTCAAGGGAATTGTAAATATGTTTAATCTTTATGTCAAGCCATCTGTTGAGGATTTGACTGTGATGGAGATTGAGCCTCTCTCTGATTTCTACAATGGATCAGATGAAGCAATTGACTGGACTTATCTTCTGGATGACAGCAAGGAGATGAAGGTGACTCCTACTATCAACTTTGCATCAAAGTCATATCTATTCAAATTCAAGGATGATGATGACTACTACAACAAGAGATACTTTGAGGATGAATTTAAGCAATACGGATCTCATGAGATCAATTCTCAGAATCAATTTGCAACTGACTCCACTACATATGAGCTTCCATTCTCACAGAAGGCACTTGTAAATATTCCAATGAATGATGTTGATTATACAGATATCATTGTTCCAAGATCATTCCAGATCAACTTCAATGAGGACTCATCTTCTCAGATTGTTCCAAAGAAGGGAGCTCCCTTTATTGTCTATCTTGGAGATATGCATACAGCAGACTGGAATCTCAGAGATGAGACTTCAGTATCAATACCATTGACTGAATATCCATACGTTGGTCACTTGGATTCAATAACATCTCCTTCATTTGATTTGAATTTCGGTGTACCTGATTATGTGTTCTACCAGGCAACTTCATATACTGCAAATAATCTTTATCTTTATCATGAGAGATTCATCAAGGAGATTGTAGGTAGATATGGAAAGCAATTGACAGGATACTTCATGCTTGATAGTCAGGATATCAACTCACTTGATTTCAAGAATCTTATCAACATCAATGGAGTGATCTATCGACTTCAGAAGGTCAATGACTATGACTCCGGAAAAGAGGAGAGTACAATGTGTGAACTAATTCGCATATTAGAAGGGGAGAGCATTAGTGGTAGATTTATTTCTCCTCCAGTATTGTGGCCAACGAACAGACCAGAAGTCATATATACTGAAGGAGGGTATATATTAGCAACAGAAGGAAATGAAGCCTTAACAATAGAATAAAATGAAAATATCAGATTTAAGTCAAATTTCAAAGAATCAAGTCACAGCTAATGACTTAATGCTCGTGAGTCAATTCAATGGTGTTGACTATACCAGCAGATATGTATCAGGGATTGATGCGACTATTAAAAATTATGGTAAGGATGTCAGCACAGATACATCAGGGAACTATACACTACAGATCACAGATGCAAATAGTGTGCTGATGATTGATCATCCTAACCAGAATGATGTGACTATTCCAAGAAATGGGACTGTTGCATTCCCTATCGGTACAGAGATCAAGATCATTCAGATCGGAGCTGGTCAGGTCCATGTCATAGCAGCTGGAGGAGTGACTTTCTATACCCCTGGACTCAAGGATAAATTGAGTGTTAAATATTCTACTGCTGTTCTTGTGAAGATCGATGTAGATACATGGTCCATCTTTGGAGATATAACAACGTAATTAATAACAAATAAATAAATAAACAATGGCAACTTATCAAGAAATTTTAACAGCGGCACAGGGCACATATGTCAACAATAGTACTGCTCCATACAATGCTCCTTTTGATGGAGTTTATGTGCTTGAAGATACTGTGATCAATAAGCTATCAGATACAGAAGGGAATTTAGTAGCTGACTATATTGTTGATCCATTGCTTGCAATTAAAGCAGGAGCATTTTTAAGACCTAAGAATGGTGCTCAATTTAACTCTATTCAATTAACTTCTGGATCTGTGATCTTAATTCTGTGATGATATGTACGGATTCGGATATAGATATTCTCCCAAGGGGATATATGTTCCTTCTGGTGGAGGAGGAGCACTTGATCCAGATGCTGAAGCATTCCTGACAGCAGCGACTATCACAGATCCTACTGAGATCAGTGCTGTGAATCAGTTGGTGATTGATATGAAGACAGCAGGGATATGGACCAAGATGAAAGCTGTCTATCCTTTTGTTGGTGGTACAGCCACTACTCACAAATGGAATCTTGTTAATCCAAGAGATTTAGATGCTGCATTCAGATTGACATTCTCAGGAGGGTGGACTCACTCAAGTACAGGAGCATTGCCTAATGGTACGAACGGATATGCTCAAACATATTTTAATATAGGCACTGATTTTACAAATGCAAATAGAGGCTCTGCTGGGGGTTATTGGAGAACAGTATTACCTAATATTAATTATTTCTTTGGGGTAAATGTTCCTGTTTTGGCAGTTAACTCAAGATTCTGGATTCGATCTGCTGGTGGTACTAAAGATCATCATGCAGGAGGTGCAACTCTTTTAAGAGAATCATCAGTAACAGATTATAGTGGATTTAGTGCAATGTCAAGAAGAGCGTCAAATGATATGTTTGCTATTAAAAGAGACGGCACATATATTACATTGACAACAAATGTAACAACAGCTTTCTCAAATGCTACCTTACCATTATCAGCAGTCAATCAATCTGGAACTATTACTGGGTTCCATAACTCAGAATTGGCTTATATGTATCTCTCTGATGATCTAACACAATCTGAAATGACAGACCTCAGATCAGCAGTGATTAATTTTCAAACAACATTAGGAAGAGCAGTATGATGGTAGGACTTTTGACAATAGAACAGAGGGATGAGATTGCAGGACAGCAGTATGCTCCTGATAGTTATTTCAATCCCATTCAAGACATTGATGACAATTGGGTGATATCTACTCAGGAGATGGATCAATGCGTGAATGAATTATATATGTGGGTAAAGGATTTACCATTGATTGAGTATGTTCCTAAGCCAGAACCAACAGAATAAAGATGGCAAATAAAGAAGCAGTTTTTTCTCTCAGGGTTGATACTGGGAACAGTGTCAAGGATGTTCAAGACTTTGATCAGAGTATCAATAAGCTGAACAAAGATATGCAGGATACTCAAAAGACTGCATCTCAATCTACAGGCACAGATACATTCTCCAAGAAATTGGATGAGATGGATAAGAAGCTCGCATCAGGTACTTTGACATTCAGAGAGATGTCAAAGCTCATGAAGGAGTATCAGACTGTTGCTGCTCAGGCAGGAACACAGACTCCAGTTGGTGATAGAGCTATCAAGGCAGCTGCATCTTTAAAGGATACATTGACTGACCTTCAAACAAGAACAAAGCTCCTATCATCTGACTACATTGCACTTGATACAGCAGTTGCTGGAATACAAACAGGTACAGCAGCCTTTCAAGGATTCCAATCCGTAGTTGCTTTGACAGGAGTAGAGAGTGAAGCTCTTGTTCAGACAATGGTCAAGCTGCAAGCTGCTCAGGGATTAGTGAATTCAGTGAATCAAATTGCTCTTGCATTGAATAAAGATGCTATTCTGGGGATTCAGGTCCGCACAGCATTGGAGAAAGTATATACGTTCGCTGTAGCTCAAACAACAGCAATGACTAATGCTTTCAATGGAGCACTCGGAAGGACTGTGATAGGTCAGAAGTTAGTTGCAGGAAGTTCACTTCTTGCTGCTGGTGCCATGAAGGTCTTGAATTTTGTGATGAGTTTGAATCCTGTCTTATTGATTGTCACTGGTATCGGTTTATTGGTTGGAGCTTTAGCATACTTCTTGAGTGGAACTGATGACGCTACTGCTGCCAATGAGAGATTGAATAAAAGTATTGATAAACAAAATGAAGCATTTGACAGAAATACGGAAAACTTAAAAAGGAATGCTACCAATAGGAGAAGGCTATTAGTGGCAAATGGAGCAGATGAGGAAGAACTGCACAAAGATACTTTGAAGAGATTAAAGGAGGAAGAAACTAACCGACAGAAACAGTTAAGGTTAACAGAAAAGCAACTTGAAAGAAGAAGAAAGAAGTTAAAGGATGCTTATGAAGAGGAAGACGAAGACTTAATAAAAAGCATTAAAAAACAAATTAAAGAAGACCGAAAGAAGTACAATCAACTTGTAGCAAATAGGAAAGAATATGATATCGCTGTAAAAGAAGAGAATAAGAGATATAATGATCTCACTGAAAAAGACGAGAAAGAAGAAGCAGATAAGCAAAAAGCCAGGCAGGAGAAATATGCTGCTGATAGAAAGTCCATACTTGATAAAATAAGACAGCAAGAACAAGAATATCATGACTCATTCCTATCCGATCAAGATAGAGAGATCATTGCAGTTCAAAGGAAGTATGATCAACTTGTTAAGGAAGCAAAAAAATACAAGCTCAATACTACTGAGCTTGAAAATTCCAGACTCAATGACATCAATGAAATCAATACAAAATATGAGGATCAGAGATTAAAGAATGAGGAAGAAACAGAGAAAGAGAGACTCGCTAAGATTGCAGAAAGAGAGCAAAAGAATCTTGAACTTTTGAAAGCATATCAGCAACTGGTACTTGATGAATATGCTAAGCAGTTGGTTGACTTTGAATATACTCAGGCAGAGCAGAGTAAGAAACTCTCTGAGGCCCTTGCAAATAATGTGATCACTGAACAGCAGTTCATGGATGCACAGCTGGAGCTTGAGAAGCAATATGCTGAGAAGGAGAAAGAGATCAATAAACAAAAGGAGAAAGATATCACTGAGGCCAAGATTGCAGAATTTGAAAAAAGAACTGAAGCAATGAATAACTATCTCAATGCTTCACTTGATTCATTGAATTCTATCAGTGACCTCAATAATTTAGTCAGTGAGATTGCTATTCAGCAGGCTGAAGGTGATGCTGAGAAACAGGAGAAACTTAGGAAGCAAGCATTCAACAGGGATAAAGCTCTTCAGCTTGGAGTAGCAACAGTACAAGGAATTCAAGCAGTACAGAATGCATTCACTACAGGATTGAAGTCACCTATCACAGCAGTGAATCCAGCTTATCCATATATCCAGGCAGCACTTGCAGGAGCAGTATCAGCAGCAAATATTGCAAAGATAGCAGCTTCAAAATATGGAGGAGGAGGATCTGTCTCTGCTGGAGGTGCGGCACCATCAACAGCAGGAGCATCCACTGGAGCAGCAGCAAGTACATTCACTGCAAATACCAATGCTCAGCAGACTGAGACAGCAGGACTGATCGGAGGTCAAGGTCAACAGGGAGGAGTGACTCAGGTTGTAGTTGTGGAAAGTGATATCACCAATGTGCAGAATAAAGTATCAGCACAGCAGGCACTTAGTACATACTAATCCATTGCTTATTATAATGAGTCAGGAAAGTATCTGAAGCTGAGAAACATCCATATCTTATCAATAGCTCCTTTGCAACTGCTTGGGAGCTTTTTATTTTTAGATTCTCTGCATGTGTGGTGACATGAGGATATACATTGAAGTACATTGACTTTATGAAGTGATTGTGGTCCTGATAGTTGATTCCTTCAAATAAGTCAAGGACCAGATCAGCATCCATCATCACAGGCTGATGACATTCATAGTTGATTATTGGATGATTATATTCTCGCAGAAATTCAATTGTATTTTTGCAGGCTTCCTGATATGTAGGAGCATGATCAGGATTAACATTGATTAAACCATTTGACAGGACTCTCTCAGGATTGAATTGATTCCCGATGAAGAAATCATCATTCATATAGATGAACTTTCCTTTGATACTTCTGCAATACGTTACTATCTTATCAGTGACATCTGATCCTCTATTCTTAAAATTCTTTTTGTGTGGTATATAGTTCACTCCATTGACAGGATCTCCAATGACAAATATATCAGCATCTGGATATAATTTCTTCACCCATTTAATGGACTGATATATCAGGAAGTCATCTCCTTTCTTTTTATATGGATAGACGAAGTACATTTTGTGAACAAAAATACATATTATAATACTATGTTGAAAGACCTTCCAATATATGAGATCATGATTGATCTCAATGATGAGGAGACTACTGTTGAATTCAATTCTCTGGTACATGATCCTGCTCATGAAATCTCTTTTCAAACATTCTCAAATTTAAAGAGATTCATTTTCAATGAGGAGGAGCAAGTGATCACTGGAGTAGCAATCTCAGCAGATACTCCTATCTACAGAATAGATCCTTCTGGTGAGGAGTATTATGTAGTATTCACAAAGCAAGCAATCAAAGATATCATTCATGACTATGCCAGGAGAGGGAACTTCAATAATGTCAATCTTGAGCACGATTCATCAAGAGTAGTTAACGGAATATATATGATCCACAGCTATCAAGTAGATGCTGAGAAAGGATTCACTGCTCCGGAAAGATTCAAGGATGTCAATGATGGCTCCTGGATAGTATCTTACAAAGTGACTGATCCAGAAGTATGGTCCAAAGCAAAAGCAGGGGAGTTCACAGGATTCTCAGTTGAGGGTGTATTCACTATGACCATGACTGATGAGACTCTTGAGGATCAGATGATGAGCAAGATATTTGAGGAGCTGAAGTCAGTGAAGGAGTATATCAACTTCTATAATGATTATCCAGAGGCTGTGAGCAACAATGCAAGGAAAGGACTTGAGCTGAATCAAAAGAATGGCAATCAATGTGCAACAAGAGTAGGAAAGCTCAGAGCTACTACTTTAGCCAACAGAGAGACAGTATCTGTAGATGTTATCAAGAGAATGTATTCCTATCTTTCAAGAGCTGAAGAATACTATAATCCTGATGATACATCTGCCTGTGGAACTATCTCCTATCTACTATGGGGAGGGCTTGCAGGGAAGAGATGGGCTGAGGCAAAATTGAAGGAATTGAATATTTTGTGAACAAGAAAACATATATAAAAAAACAAAGTAATATTATGAACGAAAATTTCAAAAAAGTGATTGAAGCTATCGCTGAAATGAAGTCAATGTTCGCAAAGACCTCTATGGAATTTGCAGAGGCTACATTGATGGATGGTACAGTGATCAGCTATGAGGGTGATCTTGCTGTGGGTACTGCTGTCTTTGTAGTAGCTGATGGGGAGCAGATCCCAGCTCCAGAGGGTACTCATGCTCTTGGTGGAGAATTAGAAGGTGTATCTATCGTAACGGATGCAGAAGGTATTATTGTTGAAGTCATTGATGAGAGAGCTCCTGCTGAAGAGGCTCCTGCTGAAGAGGTTGTTCAGGAAGCAACTTCAGAAGTTGTTGAGCAGTCTATGAGTGCTGAGGAAGTTGAGTCAATCGTTATGGCAAAGATGGAATCATTCACAAGTATCATCTCTGATCTTGGTGAAATGATCCAGACTATTGTTAATGATAATGATTCTCTTCGTCAAGAGATGAACAGCATGAAGGCAGATTTTGAATCATTCAAGTCAGCTCCTTCAAATGAAGTTACAGAGGGAGAAAAATTCTCTCGCCATAACAGCAATTTGACAAGTCGTCAATTGTTCCTTAGAAATCAATTAAAAAACAACTAAAAAAAACAAAGTAAAATGTCACTAAAAAAGTACATTCAGACAAAGTTCGACTACGATGTATCAGGATTGGCAGCGTATGTTGACGAGCAAAGAGAAGATCTTATCACAAGATCAGT